TCTTGCAACCAGTAATGGTGGTGCAGGTTTTCTATCGGTTCCAGTAAATACCCGTAACGGAAACATCACAGTAAAGATTCAACACTCAGCAGATAATTCAACTTTTGCTGATTTGATTACTTTTACTGTGGTGAGCAGTACAACTAAGACTTCACAAAGAGTCGAGGTTGCTAGTGGTACAACAGTAAATAGATACCTACGCGTGAACTACACAGTCGCAGGTTCAACAGGCTCGGCTACCCCTGTGGTGGCTTTTACTAGGAGGTAAAAAACAATGCCTACATTTCGTCATGGTAAATCCACCGTATTCAAGGTAGACAATTCAGGTGGAACACTTACCGATATTTCAAACACACTTACAGATGTTGGATTCCCACAAACAGTAGACACAGCCGAGACCAGCACTTTTGGTTCATCAGCAAAGTCTTATGTAGTCGGGCTAACAGATTCATCACTCAGCATCTCAGGAAATTTTGATGCAACAGTTGATGCTCACTTGGCTGGAATTCTTGGTCAATCAGCGTCAGTTTCATTCGAATACGGTCCTGAAGGTTCAACAGCAGGGTATGTCAAGTACACAGGAGAGGCACTTCTAACTTCTTATGAGAAGAGTGGTGCTATCGGAGATGTAGTGTCATACTCAGCAGAGTTCCAAGTGACAGGCGCCATCACACGCGGTACCTATTCATAATAGGAATTGATTCAAAAAAACTTAATAAATTATCGTGACCAACCTAGTGTCCCAAGGAGAAAAAAATGGCAGATTTACGCGGAAAGATATTTTCGGCTGACGATATTACGAAGGAATTATTGGAAGTCCCTGAATGGGGAGTTGCAGTAGAGATTCGTTCTATGACAGCAGGACAAAGAGCAACACTTACTGAGGGGGCAACCTCGGCAGATAAGGTGGATGTTTCTAATATGTACGCAAAGACTGTTATCGCAACTGTATTCGACCCTGAAACGGGTCTACCAGTCTTTACCGAGAATGACCGTGAAGCGATTCTTTCAAAGAATGGCGCAGTCATTGAGCGTTTGGCAACAAAGGCTCTTGGCAGTTCAGGTCTAGGCGAAAAGGCGGTAGAAGAATCACAGGCGCGATTTCCTCAAGAATCCTGAGAGACGGTTTCTTTTTGAACTAGCAGAAAAGTTAGGTCGGACGGTGGGAGAACTTCTTTACGGAAGTGAATCCCACCGCCCACTTAGCAGTATGGAATTAACTGAGTGGAACGCGTTCTATCTTCTCAAAGAAAAAGAGCGCGAGAAAGCCGAGAGAAGAGCGAAGGCTAGGAGATAAATGGCTGAGTCACCAACCATGGAAGTCCGCGCTCGGTTATCGGCGGACTCAGCCCAGTTTACTCAAGGCATGGATAAAGCCGTTAAATCGGCTAATGAGTTTCAACAGGCTTCATCTAAATTACAAAGTTCACTAACAGCGATTGGCGTTGCCTCGGGTGCGGCAATCGCTGGACTAATTGCTTTCGGAGTTAAATCTTTCAAAGCGGCCGCAGAAGTTGAGCGTTTAGATTTAGCGCTTGAAGCAGTTGGAGCATCTAGCGGTAAAGGTTATGACGCTCTAAAGCAAGCATCTGATTCAATGCGAACAGTCGGCATCCAAGCGGCTCAGGCTCAAAAGACAACATTAAAGTTTGCTCAATCAAATATAGATTTATCAAAGTCTGCTGATATTGCTCGGGTTGCTCAAGATTTATCCGTAGCATCCTCAATGAGTGGTGAAGAAGCACTTAGTTCTTTAACCATGGCTATAACAACTGGTAACACAAGAATTTTGCGTCAAGTAGGTATTACAACAGACGCGGGTACAGCCTATGGACGCTATGCAAGTTCAATCGGAAAAGCGGCTAAAGATTTAACTATGGGTGAACGCCGTCAAGCGGTTATGAATCTTGTACTTCAAGAAGGAACCAAAGCGGCGGGTGCCTTTGCTTTATCTTTAACATCACCAGCAAAATTAGTTGAGGAATTTAGCCAACTAAATAAAGAATTACAAGTGACTATGGGCGGTGCGCTTCTTAAAGGTTTTAGCCCAATTATTAAATCAGCATACGGATTTCAGGCGGCAATGGTTAGAGCCGTTGGTTCAGGCGGAAAATTAGAAAAAATAGTTGAGGCTATTGGAAAAGTATTAGTAAAACTTACAACCCCTATTTCTACTGTTGTAGATAAATTTACAGAGTTTCTTGACGGCATGGATTTGACTGGTACTAAAGTAGAGGACCTTGCTGGTAAATTTGAAATGGTTCTTCCAGTCGTGGCAGGGTTCGGAACCGCCTTTGCGACTATGGCTGGTACACACATTTTTGCAAACATCCCTATCTTTGGCGCCCTGCTTAAAATGCTCAACCCAGTAGCCGTTGGATTTGTTGCTATGGCTTTGACATCAACCCAAGTTCAAACCGCTATGGGTAGATTGCTTGCATCGCTTCGTCCATTGCTTACTGTTGCTAAAGAAATTGGCGCTGTCTTTACTAAAGTTTTAGCAGTTGGTGTAAGCATTTTTGCTAAGGCAATCGATGGAGTTGCCAAAGTTATTGAGCGCACTACTAAATTTTTTAGAGACCATAAAACTATTCTTTACACAGTAGTGACTGCTCTTACCGCTGTCACCCTTGGTTATATTGCTTTGAAAATAAGAGTAGGTTTAGCAACAGCGGCGACTGGTCTTTTGACAGCGGCTAAATTAAGATTGGCTAGAGCCATTGCTATTGTAACTTCCACCACTTTTTTAGTTGTTGCTGGCATTGTTGCCCTCGTAGCGGCGTTTGTTTATGCTTGGAAGAACAGCGAAACATTTAGAGAAGTTGTCACAAATGTATTTAACTCGGTTGCTCAAGCAGTAGGAACAGCCTTGTCTTGGATTCTAACTGGGCTTGGCAATCTATTGATTGCTTTTGGTACTGCAATTTCTCCAACCACAGCCTTTGGTCAGACCATGATTTCTGTATTTCAGTTTATTTATACAACTACACTTACAGTAATCTCAGGAGTAATCAAAACTCTGATTATGTTACTTAGCGCTTTGCGTTATGTAACAAGCGGACAGACAGCCTTTGGCAAGGTAGTTCGAGCAGTCCTTAACTTTGTATTCAAAGCCTTCGCCACAGTCGTAGGTGGCATCCTTAAGTTCATCGGCTTCTTCCTTGAGGCGCTAGGGATGTTGCTTGATACTCACGGAATTGTTGGCAAGATTATTGGAATGGTTCTTGACTTCCTTTGGAAAGCCTTTGCTACCGTAATCGGTGGAATTATCAAATACATTGGAATGTTTATTGAGTTCCTAGGTAACCTTCTTGATACAAACAACATTGTAGGTATGTTAATCGCCAAGGTTCTTGACTTCTTGATTGATGCTTTCGCCACAGTCTTTGGCGGTATCTTTAAGTACATCGGTATATTTATTAGTTTCTTGGGAGACTTGCTTGATGCCAATTCATTTGTTGGCAAGGGCATAGCCAAAGTTATTAACTTTATTGCTGAAGTTTATTTCAATCTTGTGAGCAAGGTGTCAGGGTTCCTAGCAAAAATCGTGGGCGCTTTAGTCGATTGGATTAAGGGCAATCGTGAGGCTCTTAATATAGCAATCGGTTTGTTTAACAATTTTGCAGAAGGAGTTGGAAAAGCGCTTGCTTTAATTCCAAACTCTCTTGCTTCTATTTTAGAAAAAATTGGTTCTTTTGTTAAAGCGGCTTCAGAAAAAATTGCTAAATTCTTTAAGGATGCGGCAGATGCCGCCCGAAGCAATATCTTAACAAAGGCGCTCGCTGGACCGCTAGATAGTCTTTCAGAAAAGTTTACCGCAATGGGAACTTCTGTTGGTGAAACTTTTAACAACCTAGCAAAGCCAATCCGTAATTTTGCTACCAGCATTACCAACGCAACAAAGCAGGTAATAGGCGACAAGGCACTTGATGAAGTTATAGCAAAAGTAAAAGTTTTTCAAAGCACTTTAGTTGGTGTGTCAAAAACTGCAAGCACTTTAAGCGAAAAAGAATTTGGAACCGATTTAGTCAATTTTATTTCAGGCGGTATAAAAAACATTGGTGCTGTATCTCAAAAAATTGGTAACACAATTCTGCAAGTTACTAAGGTTCCTATTGCTGAAGGTTTAATTCAGGCTATATCTGATGCTTTAACTACCGTTGGTGGTTTTGCTAAGAAGGCTGGCGAAACGGTTCTTGAGGCTGGCGATATTAAATTAGGAACCGAACTGGTTCAAATGCTTTCAGATGCTTCAAAGTTTATTGGTGGGGCTGTAAGTAAAGTTGGAGATTTTGTAAGCGAATTAAAACAGTTTGAAGTTGGCGACATCCTTGGCGATTTAATTGGAAATGTAGTTGATTTTGCTATTCCACAACTTGAGAAGTTAGTCAATGTTATGGAAGGACTTAAAGATGTTGAGGTTGGTAAGTTCTTAGTTGAAAACCTAAGTTCACTTAGCCTCAAGGCTGGCGAGACAATTCTTGGTTTTGCTTCAGCAGTTAAGTCATTTACTACTGGCAATGTGCTTGGAAAAATTACAGATGCTTTTGGTGACTTGGCAGATAAACTTAAAGAGGGCTTAGGTTTTGGCGATGTTCTTGAAGAGGAAAGAAAACGCGCTAAGGCTTTAGAGGGTATGAACGGCGAAGATGATGCCACCCTTAACGAACTTCAAAACTCAGCAGACTTAATGAAGAAGATTCGTGATGCAATGACCGCTGGTATTGAGTCAATGCGTGATGTACTTACAGACTTACAAGATGCGGCTAAACAGTTTGCCGATTCACTTAAGGACACAATCTTAAGTTTTGCAGGTCTTAAGGGAGTAGAACTTCCTGACGGATTTATTCCAAAGGCTAAGTCCCTTATTGAAAATATGCGGATGCGTTTGGATAAGAGCCAACAGTTTGCTAATCAAATTCTCACTCTTCAGGGATTAGGTCTTGACGCTAAGGCAATCCAAGATTTAGTTGAATCAGGACCAATTAAGGGCGCTCAACTTGCGGCGTCAATCCTTGGTGGCGGTGTCGATGCTATTAGCCAAATCAATGAATTACAAAAACAAATTGGGTTTACTGGTGCGGCGATTGGTAAGTTTGGTTCTGAAGCGGCGTTTGGTCAAAAGATTGCCAACGCTCAATTAGGTATCGCTGAGGTTACAGATGCTCAAGCAAGAATCAGCGGAGTTAGCGGAAACAACATTGTTATTGAGCAGGGTGCTTTCGTTGTTAATGTTGATACAACTGGCGCACAAAACATTGACGAAAAGGCTGACATCATTACTCAGAGAATTCAAGAGACATTCGCTATATTGGCAAAGGAGTTGGCTAACAAATAATGGCTACCTATACACTTCGCCCCAACGCTAACTGGAACAACGCTTCAGCCTTTACTATCTCAGGCGGTTCAGGTTCAGTTCACGCGGCGCTATCCGACAACAGCGATTCAACTTTTATTACCCGTACAAGTACAACAGTTCCCGCCTCTTATGAAGCAGAGTTTGGCACACAGACTCTAGCGGCTACCGAGAGAGTGGCGTATGTAAATTTGAGAGCGAGAGGAACTATTGGAACAACTGGAAGCATTGAGTTGAGCCTTGGCGTAATCACAGACCGCAATGGTCGAACAGTCAGTTACTCAGTTCCTTTCTCTAAAGCCAACACCCTTACCTTATCTACCCTTGATACCGCTTTGAAACTAACTAGCGCTCCAAACGGACAAGCGTGGACTCAGACTCTTATTGATAATCTCGTAGTTAAATTTACAGATAATGCAACCGTATCAGGAGACCGTGCTGGTCTTTATGAGTTGTATGTGGATGTTATTACAACGGCTCAACCAACAGTTACCGTGACCGCTCCTACTAGCACAATTACAGATACAACATTTCCATCAGTTGTTTGGACTTATGCTGATACAGACGGTGACCCACAAAATGCCTACGAGATTAAAGTTTTTGATTCGGCTACCTATACTGGTGGAAGTTTTAGTGCCGATACTTCTACTCCAACAGTACAAACTGGCATCGTTACTTCAAGCAATAACGGTCAAACTCTTGAAGCAGACCTAGCAGATGGAACAACTTATCGAGCCTATGTTCGTGTGGCTCAATTATTGAATGGTTCTAACTACTTTAGCGACTGGGCTTACAGCCAATTTACTATTGATGTTGATGCTCCAGCGACACCATTGATTACCGCTTTTTATGATTCTCAAATAGGAGCCGTAACGGTTACAGTCTTTGGTAGAACCAATTCTTTGTCACCAAACCAAGCATCCCTTGAAACTAACACGACTGGATGGGAAGCAGTTACAAACTGTGCGATTGCTCGTTCAACAGCGCAAGCCTCAATCGGTAGTGCCTCCCTTGAAATTACAGCAAGTTCAAGCGCTGACGCAGTTGCCTCAACTACTACCGCGACTAAGTTTGCAGTCACAGCAAACCAAGAGTTCTCTGCTATTGCTGACTTCAGAGCAGGTACGACAACTCGCTCAGTCTCAGTTGGTATTCGTTACTTGACTTCGGCTGGTGCCACTATCAGTACAACTTACGGAACATCAGTTAGCGCAACCAGTTCAGCCTTTGTTACAGCAAACGCTACGGTGCTTGCTCCGCCTACGGCTACTCATGCTCAAGTGTTTGTAAGAATTACAAGCGCTGGTTCGGGTGAGATTTTCTATGTAGACAAAATTGCTTTTCACTCGGGAGATACTCCAGTCTTTACCCGTGGAGGATTTAGTGCTTTTGCTTTTGATGTTGAACGCTCCTCTGATGGAACTAATTACACAACAATTCGTAATAGCCCAATCACGGCGGACAGTACACAAATTGCAGAAATCAATGACTACGAAGTTCCTATTGCTACAACAGTTACATATCGTGCGAAAGCGAGGGCTGACATCTAATGGCAACAATCTCCTCGGGGTATACAACTACCGTACCAATTCAAATTACAAATCCTGCTATTTGGTCATTTGTTGCGCCTGAAAAACCAACAATCAAAGCAGTTGGCATAGATGTTTTACAGCCACTTAACTCAACGATTGTTGAATCGTATGGAGTCTTTAAGCCACTAGGCGCATCAAAGACGGTTATCGTTTCTCAATCAATTTACGGTGTTGATGGAAATTATGAGTTTGTAACTACGGGTGAAACAGAGTGGAACGCGCTATATCCGCTTTTAACCTATCAAGGCACAATTCATGTTCATGACCCACTCGGGCGCCAAAAGTATGTACGCTTTGTAGATAGAAACTGGACGGAATCAGGAAATATCAATTCTTTAGTTCGTCGAGTTAAAGTCACCTACTTTGAGGTCTCGGCTCCATAATGTATCCAGTTTCCGAAAATTTCAAAACAGCAGTTCGGAAATCTCATTCAACCACAGTTAAGATTGAGATTTACGATATGGCTAATGGAACGATTCTAAGTACCGCTTCTCCAATCAGCGGTGAGGTGACCATTGATAATCGTCGGTCAATCCGCCGTGAGTGTTCTTTAGAGTTCGTCGATACAGATGGAACCCTTGTCCCGACTAATAACATCTCATCAGTTCTTTTGCCGTATAACCGTGAAGTAAAGATTTACAGAGGTATTGTTTTTGGAGATGGCACCGAAGAGTTAGTTCCCCTTGGCGTCTTTATTATCACTAGCGTGGATATAAGTGAGTCCGCTCAGGGAGTTAAAGTTTCAATCAAGGGTTCAGACCGTAGCCTTATCTTGGCTCGGGCTAAGTTCACCAATCATGAGTTTTACATTGAAGATGGTACGGCTAAAGAAACAGCCATTGCGAACATTCTTAAGTATCGTTACCCAAAAGTTCAAACTATTTTTCCTGCCACAAACC